TAGAACTTCCACTCTTCATCTGAGGAACGCCTAAGTAGCTCGTCTCTAACTTCGTTTAGTGGTGCATCTCCCATCTCTTGTATGGTCGCAAGAGACTCAAACACCATGTACTGACGAACGGGATTTGAGAGATAGACGGCAGCCCTTCTGGCGCTCGTGAACCCCATGGCCGCAACAAGCTTAGGCATACCAGGAATGAGCATCATTTGTGTAATGGCGGCATTCAATGGATCGTGGTCGGCACCAAGCTTTTCTAGCTCTGCGCGAATCATCTCTTCAATTTCGCTCATGTTGTCTGGAGGAATCATTCCCGCTACTCCAGCAGCGGCTTCCTCTGGAGTCATATTTATAAGATCTTCTAGCATAACAAGTGAATCATCCATCTTTTTCATCCACTTAGATGGAATCATGCCAGCATTTAGATGCTCTTTTGCTTCATTTACAAAGTATTGAATCTCATTGGCGGCATGGTTTCTTATTGCTTCCGCCTCTGTTTCTGTTTCAATAATAGCATTTTCTATTTGATTTGAGTCACTAAAGCGCCTAGCGACTTCTCGTGCAACACGTTCCTCATCAACACCTGCCGATTCAGCACCAAAATCGTTTTTAATAGATCGAACCGCCACTAGCGCATTGGTATATACGGTGTCGTTAATTGATATACCTGTACTGTGAACAACCCTTGCACTGCTACCCCTAGTGGACTTCATCAAGTGCTGAGCTTGTGGAGACAGGGGATTGATAAAATTATTTACCGCATTAGCAATAATTAAATCTTCTGCTTTCTTTGTCCCCCCCGCAGACTTCAGGGCTCTAGAAAACTCTTTTTTATGCGTATTCATAAAATTATTAGAGAAGTCATTGTTCTTCTGAAACACAGCTTCTTTAAAACTATCAGCACCCTCGTGTGGCGTGCCGGCAGCATCGGCAACCCACTGCGTGGTTACTGGCCCCAACTGAGCGAGAATATCAGCGCCAACTTTTTCAGACATGGCTTTAGAACGAATAGAGTCTGCAACCGCACTAGTTAGCACCCCTAGTGTGCCTGCATACGTGGCTGCAAGCTGGGCCTGACTGTCGATAATCTCCCTTCCAAGACGGATGTAGGCCAGCTTCTGGTCGTCCCTTTTCTTTTGAAGCTCCTGGAGTTGACCAATAAGACTCGCCCTTATTTTTTGCTCTGTTTCAGGATCTAAACCAGATCGCCATGGTCCATACCTACCCGTAAGATAGTCAGCCGTGTACTGAAGCGGACCTACTCCTGGAACATACTGTGGGTTTGTTTGAGCCATGTTGTATTCCTACATGTTGTTTTAAACAATATCTACCCTGCGGAGAGGGCGCCGGATTGGGCAGCCGCATCAGCCAAAGCCTTCTGTGTCTTCCAATCCCCGTGTGCTTTTGTAAGTGTTTCAATTGCCTCAGCATCAAAGATCTTGGACTCCTGGCCAAGCACCCTTCCAGATGCATCAGTCGTAGTTCCAGAAGCAGCGCCAGCCGCAGCCGTGCGACGATCACGTTGAGCCTGAGCAAGAGCCTGTACTCCAGCAAGATAGCTTTTTCCAAGCTCCTGGCCCGCAGCAATGTCTTCTTTCCTAATGTCAGAGCCAACCTGGCGTCCCTGCGCTGCCGATGTCTTATAGATGTCCCCCAAGGCTGTTGTGGGCTGCCCACTGGCTGCTGCCCCCCGAGCCGCCGCCGCCGTCGCCTCAGCAGAAGAGGCGGCAATCTGTGCCTGTGCTGCCGCCCGCCTATCAAGCTCTTCCTGGGGAGTCAGACCGCCCTCGGCAGAGAATGCACGGGCCTTCATGCCCATCACGCCCTCTTCAAACTCCTTTTCCGCCCTCGTTTTCTTGAGAGCGAACCCAACCTGAGCAGCCCTAGCTGCGGTCTGGATGATCATTGCTATTAGTGCCGAATTCATAACTTTCTCCTTTACCTGTATATCAAGTCAACGAATAGCAAGTATCCAAACACCACCAGTTGGAATGATAAGCTTCGCTCCACCCTGGTTCTCCGACCCAACACCAGCATAGAACGAAGTCTTTACTGTATGGTATCCCTTAGATGTATTAGAACTACTTTTTATATTGTCTAATGCACCAACTTTAGACACAAACCTATACCTGTGCTCTTCAGAATAGTCGTGGTTGCTATCTACGGTTGCTGACGACACCCAATAATCTTCTGCTGTTGTAGTATATCTAGCATCACCTGGAGACAAACTATTTACCTTTGATGGTGGAACCTTTCCGTAGAGACCAGATTCTTGTCCGTCATCAAAGTATATTTTGTACTCCCAATACTCTGTATGGGGCTTGTTTGTCCCCCCATTCGCTTCTGCATTGCTTGTTGCGTTTGTCCACTCAACAGCATCCTGCTTAAAGAACGCCTGTATGCCAAACATGATGTACTTTGCATCAAAGGGCAGCCAGATATTAGCAGAAAGGCCGGCGGATATAATCCTAAGCGCTGTATTCGGGTCCTTGCTTACCTGCTCAGCATACATAAACTCATTGCGATCAAATCCAATATAGTAACCAACAGCAAATGATCCTATCTGACAAGCATACGGCTCAATAGTTCCGTCACCATCACCATAGTTTTCTGTGTCTAGACGACCATTTAATACTTCAAAAGTCTCGTTAGTACCTGGATTAAATATAGACTTATTGTAAAACTCTTCTGCCGTTACATTGATAGCAGAAAGCGAAAGAGATGGGATGTCCGGCATAAATCACCTATGTCTGAATTCCACTGGTTCTAAGAACAAATGCGCCAATGGTCCCGTTGGTAACCTCAAACACCTCTCCAGAGAACGCTGCACCTTCAGCCTGAATCATTACACCATGGACACGAATCTTAGCCAGCGTCCAATCCCCGCTGTATCCAAACGTCGTTCCATTAAATGCAGACGCAATCGTAATGGTCTCTTCAAGATCTCGTCCATAGTTACCGCTGCTGTCCTCAAGACGTACACATCCCACATCAACAGCATCTAATACTGGTGTTTCGTCACCAAGAGCCGGTAACCAACCACTTCTTATGGTCTTATTTAGACCAAGCCACATCTGATGACCGTCCGTTGTTTGTGTAGTTTTGCGAATCCTACAGCATAAGAATGCAAATACAACATCATCTTCTTTTAAGAACCAGCCATCATTTAGCTCTAGTTCATCAACAAAATACGGATTGCTTCCACTTGAAGTCTGAAGCTCGTCCCATGTGTTCGGAGCCGTATCGCTAAATGTTGTCACCGTTTGATCTGCCAGCGACTTAACGTCACAGGGTTGTGTGACATTAACGATCCCACGCATATGAAATGCAGACGTATCGTTTGACCTTGCAATCAAAGATGGAAGCTGTTCAATGTTGAATGTTCCCCTTCCAAGGTTGACCGATGGAACAGCATTGATCACAGAGCGAACCTGCTCATGCATATTTTCAATAGATGCTTTCGTTATTATTGTTCCAGAATCTGGTTTATCAATAGGCATTACGACCCCAGCTTTCCACCCATAGCAAGCCTAATAACGGTCATTGACCTTTGGCATATAGCCACCCCATCAATGGGACCATTATCAAGATATTTTTGTTCTAAGAATTGGTTCTCGATTGCGCTCGATTGTGAAGCAGATGCTGTAATAGAGTGGTCACCAGCCGACAGCATGTCACAAGAGAATACTGCCGATCTTATTGCTGAATCAGAGATTCCCTGTCCCCTGTATTGACTGTCTACGCCGGTAGAGTATGGGCCGGTTCCAGGTATGCGGCCTCCGTCTACTTCAATGCGAATCTGAACCCTTGGCGTGACACCAGTGTCCCAATACTCGTAGGTTGTCACCCAATCCCTCTGCCACCTAATGTATTGAAATGAGAAACAAGAAAGGACAAGCTCTGGGTATTCAGATGTCCAACTAACAGAAACATCCCCACCCCCAACCTCATTAAACCCCCTATTGTATGGGATCAACCATGTGTTTGCGTTCTTGTTCAGATCATGATCTGTTGAGTCCGCAGCTAGCGTGCCGCTGTCTGCCGCCAAGAGTTGCTCACCATACGATGTAGGCTGAAAGCTTGCATTAACCCTCTTCACATGCACATTACAGAGCTTAGATGCATCAAGCTTATCAAGAGAATCAACAGATCCTGTAGTCCACTGATAATGAGTTGTAGCAGAAGCGGTTCTAAGAGCTTCTTGAAACTCGTCACCAATCACATCTGGATCAATGACCTCCTTGCTGAATACACCAAATGGAAAGAACATGAACATTAGCTACTTGGTGTCCTACTTCCAGGAAGTGAGGTTTGAGGACCAAAGGCGTCGATAGTATACAGCGCCATTGGATCTGAGGACTCCAGCTTCACACTGAAGACCTCATGCGATGGAACATCAATAGCAATACGATTGCTGTATGGCCTTCTAGCTCTATATACCCCAACATCATATGCCGCTGGGGTTGTTGTTACCGCATAGTAGGCAATGTCAGAGTTTTCTGGATGAGCAAGAGTAATAGACTCTGTGTTGATAGCTACGTCTGCATCCCAATCTTGGTACGTTGTTACTGTTGCAGACGCCTCACACCTCTCTTCCATAAGGAAGATTAGGTCTGATGCCCTGTGCGAAGCATGAAGCTCTGGCCCAAGCCCACCAAAAGATCGCCACCCAGTAGTGTATGAGGCGGTTGGGTTTGGCGCGTAATACCCTGGGTACCCACGACCATATACATAGATGTTTGGCCTAGTGTCGTAGGTGCCGCCAGCAATGACGACCCCACTACTTGGGGTGACCGCAGCACAGTTGAACTTTAGGTCTTCTCTAAGCCTCCAGCCCTGCACCCGATAGTCAAATATAAATTGCATATTGGGCTCTGTTTGATCATCTACTGGAAGAACAAAAACAGCCTCCCCAACACGATAATCAACAAATGATATACCCATGTGTGCGTAAGTGGGGTTTACCCTACTAAGGCGCTTCTGGATGGGGGTTCCAATGTCAGAAACTTTTCCATCTGTATCCATCCTCCAGAACGTCTTAGCCCCATACCAGATCACAGATCCGTCAGGAACAGCCTGAACAAGCGAGGGACCAGCACACCCAGCGTTTGAGTGCAGCGTTCCAATGTGCCAGTTTGGATACTCACCAGATAAGAAGTGTGTTGATCCTTCTTTGAAGATGAGCAAAGCAGAAGACTGCTCGGCATAGGCTAGTCTAGTTGTGATAGCCGCAGTGATTGGCCCCGTAGCTGGAAAGACCTCTCTCCAGTGACCTTCCATCATGCTTTCAGGGGTTGGGCCACTAAGGTTTTCCTGCTCGCTCCACCATATTCTTGATGGATTGCCATCAGTACGCATCATAAACATGCTTCCACTGAAGGACTTCATAAAGTAGAAACCCGAAGGAACAACATCTCTGTTTATCCAAACAGATCCAAGCTCTTCATCTGGAATATCATCAATATATTCTAGCGTCTGATTGTTGGGAATTCGGTGCAAAAACCTTGGTAATCCCTCATCTGTTGAGGGAAGCCTTTCAAGATTCATTGTGCGAAGAATGATTCTTGCCTTTGTTCCTACCGGTCCAACCGGAATGTTGTACAGCCTGAACCTACGGCGAAGCCTATCCGGCCTAGGATCTTCAATATCTGTCTCTACATCCATTCTCATTGTTGGCTGATCACCTCTTGGTGAGGTGGACGAGTACGCCCCGTCTGGGCCTTCAAAGACAACATGATAAGCCCACTTTCCTGAATCTATACCACCAACAATAGTAAGTGGTAGATCCACTACGGGGGTAGCGGTAATGTCTTCAGTAGATAGGGTCCAATTTGGTTCAATGGTCCCAATACGACCGGCCTTGCTGAACCCAGCAGCATTTGGGCTTGTGCCAGACCTTGATGGTCCCTCTGCGTCTGTTGCAGATGGTGCGTTTCTATACCCAAAGCTACGAAGCCTGGTCTGATCCCACACCCATGCCCCACCACCATCACAGAAGGTGAAGTAGATCCTATCTCCAACCCTCTCAAACTGAGGAGGGTATGCAATAAGTCCCTGTGGAACTACTGTTTCTTTAGTATTGTCAGACCTATAGTAATACTGTTGGTCATAAATATTATCAGTAGTGCTTGTTGTATTGCTGTTCCATGGCTGAAACCTAAATACACCAGCGGTAGATAGTATCAAAAGCTCTGGTACTGACCCACCAACCTTACATGTAAATAGGCCAATAACTTTACCATCCTTACCATTGATATAGTTAAGTCCACCGTATGTGGTCCCACTAAGCTCATAGAAAGAATCATTATCCATCAATGGCATGATTCTAAAGGTGCTGTCTAAAAGACCCCTTTCGTCCAGCCTAAAGTTAATAATCTCAAGAGCAGTAGACCCATCTGTAAGTGGGTCTTCACTCATCACCTTGGCTGCGCCTACGGTTAGCCCCTTGTACTTAGGCCAAGTCATTAAGTGCTCTCTTCAACTGGATAATCAGCAATACCAAACCTTGGACTGGAACCTAATCCATCTCCAAATGATGGGCTGTCGTGCCCAGAAAAGCTGTAGATCCTCTTCAGCCTAGCTAGCTCATTCATGTACGAGGTGTAGTACAGGGTCTTCCGGTTCATGTCCCCATCACGATCACCCAGCAAATACGACGCTGAAAGCTCCGTGAGCGCTTCGAAGCACTCAGGTGGTAGTCGTGGTGCGTCGGTGTCATACAAGAGCACAGGGGGCCTTCTAACGACATTCATAAGAATGTTGTAGGCGCTGTCTGGGATTCTATCGAACCGAAGGTGGAAGTGACCGTGAAGATCTTTGATCGTTGTCCTGCGATCTACAGGATCAAGGTCACCACGGTCATATACAGTAGTCGTGGACCCATCTATGACCTTCCACAGATAGTAGATCTCATCCTTCTCAACATCCGGGTACACAGAACCAGTACCACTCGATACAGTTTCATCAATCTCGTGCCTAGCCCTAAAGATCCACTTCTCATATCCAGAGCTTGTATTTGATACTTCTCCAGAATCTTTATTGTTCATGTAGATGTAATCAATGTTTGGCGTGGAGATGGTAATCGCCCCGCCACCCCAAGTAGTAGAGATTTGAGACGATGCTGGAGAGCTAGCACTCATGTACCTCGCTTGCTTCACACCCCTAAACGTCTGGATGTTCTGCCTACCCCAAACATGAACCACCTTGTACGAAAAGGTACCAGCAACACCATAGTCCGTCTGCTCTGCTCCAGATGAATCGTACCCCCACATATAGACAACTGGTGCAGCTACAGCTTGCTGTGTAGCAAGAGAGACCTGCGGTGTGTAATGAGGAGGATCTAATACGAAGTAATCACCTCTTGCGTACTTCTGTGGCCTACCTGTAGACCTCCACCCATACCCAATCTTCCAACGATCCAACTCCTCTGGAAACATTGTTTCCAACATCTCCCTAGGATTTGTCTCTGGATTGATGATTATGTTGCGAATCTTTTGTACATCTGCTGGGTATGGATACTCATATGCATAGATTCTGTATGTAAGACCAGTATCTGTTGTATTGATCCATGGTCTATCAATGACAATATAGTCTGCCGCTGTCGTTTCTCCAGTAGGCGTAAAACTCAGAACTACCTTTTGAATCCTACGAAGAATGTAGGAATCTCCTCTCTTTACCTCTAGCCAAAGACCATCAAGAGTACCGTCATCTGTAAGCGTTCCAGCAGAAAGGTTTACCTTAAATGCCCTCACATCATTAGCAACAATATCTAAGGTTCCTGTTTCTCTAGCCACAATCATTGGGAATCGAAGTTCTTCTCTTAGTAGAGCTTCAGGCATGTCTCCCCACAAGTGCCGAAGCGCATAGTTGATTGCGCTATTCAGCCTTGTAGTCCCAGACGCCCCCCTCTCTGGATACCCAGTCTTGACCCTAATCGCTTCTCTAAGATCAGAAAGATTCATTTCAACCCCATAAACAAGTAGCCCCCCAGTGCATACTACACCGAGGGGCTACTAGAGCGGGGCTAGTAGCCCCTAATAGTGTCTAAAGCAGGCCAGACAGTCTGATTGCTCCGGTTGTCGCAGAACCAATGGCAGATGGGAAGTAACCAATAATGGACTCCTCAACGTCACCGAAGTCTGTGTCATCAACTTCACCTGAACCACTGGCACCCTTGGTGACAGCAGCGGCTAACTCAGCAACAGATGCGTTTGTCTTGACCACACAAATCCCAGAACAGCAAACCCAACCGTAGCTTCCGCTGGCAATGGCGTTCTGGGCCACACCAGCAACCTGGACAGAAGGAACAAAGTTGGAATCTACCTCAATCGCTGCGCCAGTAATGCCAGCTTGCCATTCAACTACTCGATTGGCGGCAATCGCAGCACCAGCCTTCACCAGCCGGTACATCTGGAACCCATAAGTGGGGTCAAGATATGACCGAACCTCCCCAACTTTTCCTGGGGCCTCGGTGCTCGTTTGGGTTGGGGAGTCTAGATAAACTCGGGAATCAATGGGCATTTCAATACTCCTACTTATACGGTGTCAGACGTACAGCCGTTAGCCATGAGGTTGGGAACAGCGAACTGAATCTCGAGAAGGATGTATGCAATGTCCGCATCTGTGTTCGATGTCTCCAAGTGATCAGAGAACTTCGTAACGCGGAAGTCGTTGTTTGCATTCACCCAATACTCGATAGCATTCGGGTTCAGGAAGTACGCATGGTTCTGGAATGTTCCACCAGAATCAATGGCAGCATCCGTCATCCAACGGTTTGCAAAGTATTGAACACCATTGGCTACATGGACAGTCGGATGGGCTCGACCCTTCTCCAAGTCATCCACAGTGTAAACAATGGCTCCAGCAGTTGCTCCACCGGGGTAGGCACGAAGCTCCTCACCCAATGCAACGTGGTCCGAGATGGACACGACGCCAAGGGAGATGCCCTCTTCATCCTCTGCATAAGTATCAGCAGTGATCTTGATCTCTTCTGCCGTCTGCATGAAGTCAGTACCAAAACCAGTGTGTACGGCGTACTGGTTAAACCAGTTGTCCACAAAGTCAGTGGTATCGTTCACACGAGTCTCACCAAGATAGGCGATAGTGGCGGAAGCTTGATCGGCTGGAGTCTGGAACCGAAGGGCACCATTCTCAAAACCAGTAGAGGAAAGACCCGTTGTGTTTCCATTCAGGGTACCAAGACCACTTAGAGTGGTGATGTTTCCAATATAAAGCTGGCGAACTACATCGTTCTTCAAGCTCTGCATCGCAGCATTCGTCATGTCCTGAATGAAGCGCTTTACGTCTTCCTTGTTGGACTGACGATCCCGATCAATGTGCGGAAGGATGATGGGCTTAATGTACTTGGCCCAATCTCCCGACATGGAGGATAGTGTCTCCTTCTTGTTCAGCGGGACGCTGATGTTGGATGCATCAATCTGCGTCACATCCGAGTGACCGCTCTTGACGCGAACAACGCGAACGTTGGTGCCTCCAGAGCGCTTCACCTGGTTACGCGATTGAAGGCGAGAAAGAAGAGGATCTCTATTATAAAAAGAGAGAACGCTTTTCTTTACAACGTCAGGGACGGTTCGTGTTGCGTATTCTAGCAAAGCCATGTCGGCATCTCCAGCTAACTATTCAAGAAGGTAATCGTAACGACCAAGCACTTCACCCCATTCCATCTCGTCAACGCTGCGTACAGGCTGACCATGAGCAACATGTCCATCTGCTACTACCGCTTGCTTGGTCGCTACGGGATTAGGTTGCTTTTGCTCCAGCTTTGGCTCTGGAATGGTAGCAGCAGAAAGTGAATCCAATTTAATACCTGCACGATACAAGGAATACTTATATGCGTCTTCCATTCTATCTACAAGTGTTTCGCCCTGAAACCTTTCATAAATATGCTCGAGTTGCCCAGCGAACTCATCTCTTGCATTTTGTGGAAGGTTATCAATCTCAGGATGGGCAGCATTAAATGCTCGCCATGACGCAGACACGACGTCTTTAGTCATCTCGTCAATAGTAACTTGCTGTGTTTCTAACTTAGAAACTAGAGGTTTGATATCCTCTGAAGATCGAATGGAATCCATGAGTTCATGGAACTCACTTCTTGCAGATTCAAATCTATTCTTTTCTTCTTGAAGCTCTGAAACATAGTTGGATGCAAGATCAAGAATAGGCTGCACATAGGGGCGCGATTCTTCTGGAATGGAATCAATAGATACATCATCAAACGATGAGAACTCTATTTTTTGTTCTTCTTGTGCCTCCTGTCCTTGATCAGAAGCAGGCTGCTCAGCTTCAGGAACAATACTTGAGTCGCCACTCGAAGACTCAATCTGCTCTGTTGTCTCAACCGTTTCCGGCGCAAGCTCGCTAAGTTCCGGGGATGATTCCTGGTCCTGCTGCTGGGGTTGTTCCGGGGACTCCTCCTGGTGCTGCGACTGGAGGCCCTCCAACAGCTTCTGCTGGAGGTCCGCCTTGGACTGCTCCTCCTGCTCCTGGGGCTCCTGGGATTGCTGGGAGGGCAATGATTCCTGTTGCGATTCCATTTAAAAACTCCACTAAATCATCTTCGTTTTGTAGATTATAAACACCAGGACTTATCGCATCTGCCAAAAGAACAAGCAGTTCCATAAACTCTGGGGACATTTCTGCTACAGGACCAGGAAGGATTCCGGCAGCCATTAGCGCATCCGAAGCCTTTTGTATCAACTCTGGGGTAACTAAACTAAGTTCTGCGCCCTGTGCGGGCGGCGCCCCGGCACCCATTGGCGCACCGGTACCGATTCCAAGATCAACACCCTGTTGTTGAAGAGCAAGATTCACATCATCTGTTGCCTGAAGAACTAGCTTTTCTAGTTCCTCCAGAGGCATGTTTTGAAGCTCTTCGTCAGACGGGATCTGGAGTGTTCCCGCAGTTGGTGCCCCCGGCAAGTTGGGCATCGGTGGGGTCACAGGCATCTGAAATCTCCTTCCAGCGATTATATTGTGTATTCGTCCAACCGGTAGCGTCTTTCATCTCTTGTTTGTAGATATGATCTGCTACGGCTTCACGACCATCTTGTTCTGCAACACGGTCAAGTTCAAGCGCTTCCTGCTTCATATCATCAACAGATGAACGATACTTTACGGAGTTTGGGTCTGTTCTTACAAAACTATTCTCTTCTTCAAACTTCTTAATATCTTTGTATGTTCTTACTTCTTGTCCGCGCATCATCCCAGAAGTGCCATAGATAGCCTTTGAATAGTCTTCAAGGCCAGACCAAATAGGGCCGACAGGATTGAAGCTATAAACACCACTGCGAGTGGAACTGCTACCACAGCTACAAGCAATACTGTCCGGTATAGATTCAGATCCAAGGTACAAGTGCTCCTTTGAAGAACCACATCCAGAGCAAACATAATCAAAGATTGGCATGAAGCAATCCGCTAGTAGTTTTCATTCTCATTGCCAGGATTGTTTCCTGGGTTCTCATCCGTATTTTCTCCACTAATAGCCCTATTCAAATCTTTGCTGATTTCAATAAGGCCAGCTTCTTCAAGCGTTCTTAGTGTACTGACATCCATAGTAGACATATCTACTTTGCCCACCGTGATCGTATCGCCACCAGAATTATGCTTTTCCGGTGGCATCTCTCCACCGTACTTGGTGCCCTGCGCAGAATAGATTTCATCTGCAAACTCTTCGTCGTTCACCATCTTTTCTGCGAACTCCTCGACGGTCATATCGTCTAAGACGCCCTTAGGAGCCATAAGCTCCAACTCATCCATGGCGTCTTCATCACCGTCTAGGGCTTTCTCTGCTAGTCTAATGAGCTTAGGCATCGTTCATCCAAGTTTACAGTTTAACGTTTGTCAACCTTCCGGGATAACCCCAGGAGGAAGTCCGATATTGGGTGGAAGTGGAAGCCCTACCTGCCCTGGACCCGCAGCCCCAGGCGATAACTCTTCTTGTTGTGCTGCCGCCTGTTCTTGAACAGCCTCTTCTTCTGTCTTTACCAAGGATGGTCTGAACCCAAAAGCATCTACAATTTCTTTTGCAAGCTCTCTTTGGTTCATGGCTTCTCCAAGTGGAGATGGGCTCGAAAGTGGGGCAAGGAGGTTTGTAAGAGAGTCCCTTCGTGCGATCTTGTCTTCCATAAGTGGAGAGAATGGAAGAAGTCTGAACGAAGGAGACACCTCAAGCAGGTCCTTCTGAAGCATTAAACTATTTGGTTCCGCCTGGGTAATCGACGCGATTGCTTCGACATTGATTCCAGAAGCTTCTGGATTTCTTAACGCCCACTTAGTTGTAGCCAATGCTTTTCGGAACATGCTTGTCACAACGCGAACAACCTTCCTTGCCCTAATGTTTAGGCGACCTTCAATGGCGCCACGAATCATATTCGCTTCTGCTGCGGTACGAATGTTCTTTACTTGACCATGCTGATAGTCAGCCATTCCAGGCAACCAACGAATAGACTCGATGCCCTGGTTTAGATGCGTATTAAAATCAAATGTAGTCGGCATCTCTGGTGAGACCCACACATGCTGATCAATGGTTCCGTCTGGCGGGCCCTCAACAAGCACGGGCTCCCAAGATCTTGCGTTCTTCCACCGTTCAAACTCTTCGTCAGACCTGAATAGCTTGCGGTCTACCAGCATACGACGGGGAAGACGGGCCACAATCTCACGACGAGCAGAAACAAGCTCATTGATGTCCCTCTGGATTGGAGCAATCAAACTTACATCAGAGATGCCACGAATACGACCAACACCAGGATGGAAGATGAGCGCATCGTATGGTCGCTCATAAGGCATGTCTGCTTCCATGAGAAGCTGAGCCGTATCTGGATGCAGGTGGTATAGCTTTTTCTTTCTAAAGTCCCAAAACTCTATAAGAGAAACATACTCTTTTAGTCCCTTCTCCCTAAGCTCAACTTCTTGCTCGAGAGGCATCCTAGTATCAATGATTGAACTAGGGTAGGTATCTGCCGGAATAGCCTTCTTTGGTCTATCGTAGACGCCGCTTTCAATCCTGCCCCTGAAATCGTCATAATGTAGAACGAATCTCTCGAATGACCAGCCAACATCAGCGACCCGTTTGGCGCTTGGATCGAAATGTACTTCCCACGGTAGTTTGGTTCGCCAAATCGGCCTACCCAGATTGGCAGACCAGGACACCTTAACGACAGATTGGTCGAACAGAAGCGCATGAAGAACAAGCTCTTGAATGACAGTATCTAGTTCATCTTCTTCTGCGAACCAGTTCAATACAGAAGCAATCCTGCGTCCAGCAAAGGTTGGATCGTTCTCTTTTTCCGGCACATCTGTGGCGCCTTGGCGCTGATCAAGGGCTTCAACTTGTGGAAGATCCATTGCCAATGCTGAAACAATGGTGTCCACAATAGGAAAGATCTCATTCTGAACAGCGTTATACCCACGAGAATCGGCAGCCTTAATGGAGATTCCATCCCCATCCCAGAACCTTCCTCTATAGTAAGAAAGGTTACGAATTACTTCGTCTGCACGGTGCTTTTGGTACCACTCTTCTGTTTGGAGAACTAGCCCAACCATTCTTTGGATGGACTTGTGCTCAGCCTTGGGTCCTGCATGTAGATCTGTGTGGGCATTCATATGTGCTTACCCCATGGGGTGTCCCATTCATTGATAGATGCGCGGTCAATCCTATCAAGAAGTCTTCGCCAGGCTTCATTTTCTATCTGTTTTGGGGACATGTTTTTCTTATGGTGCTGGGCACCTATCTCATTACGCCACGCCCAAGCAATACCAGCCACAGCGGCAGCAAGATCATAGTGCCCGCCAGACACGTCTCTAGAGAGCTTGTCCCACTGGCCCCGATAGTTCAGGAGTTGCCGAAGGCAGCGAACTGAGTGGATTGTGATTGAGCCATCATCTATGAGTTCTTGTAGGTATCCAACTGCTTGTGCTTTTGTCTTTGAGTTGGAGTACCAGCCTGGAATGCGTTGCTTCCCACCAGAACCATATCCAGATGCTTTCCTGTGGTAGACGTTTCGATATCCCATAGCAACCACATGAGATAAAACCGCTTCACCTACACCGTTGGCTTCGATGTATATGCGGGCATTATTGTATTGCTTAGCCCACTCAATGATCCTTCTTGCCATACGGAAGGCTTCTGCATGCCCTAGATATTCGGCCACTTGCGAGCAACCATCGACATCGAATATCTCGACGCCAAACATGTCTCTTTTGGCCCATGATCCAGCAGGATCTACAAAGATTATGTATCTGCTATTGGGCATTGGCTTCTTAAACACAACCCATTCATCTGTCTCGACATTCAATCCTGTGCCTCTGTCGAGAAGATCTAATATCTCCATGAGTCTCTTTGCGTTGTATACAGCGTCACCAGCCAGAATCCAGCAGTCTAGTTCATTTACTGGATACTCTGCTCGAAACTTCATTAGGTCGTTTCGGCACTTTTCTAATCCAACTGTCTGCATCCAATAGGCAGAGTCTTCTGGGATCTTGTGCTGATCCATATAGTCACGCACATCTAGTCGAGGCTTCCACCTTGGTGGTGGCTGTACTTTGTATTCCTGAACAATGGTCCAAGGAATGAACACCTTCATCCACTTGCTGTCTGGCGCCTCAGAGTCTGTACACACAAGGTGTAGCTGGTCGCCGTGGTGGCGTGGTGTTGATTCAGCAATGACAAAGCCACCGTCTCCGGGAACAGCGTTGAGCGCTGCTGTCCAGGCTTCTGGCCCACCGTTTTCAGACCATGCGGATATCTCTGTGGCTAGCAATACCTGAACAGTCTCACCGCGAAGCGGTTCGTCATCTTTTACAGAGGCAATAGTCATACGGCTATCAATCTCTGGGAACTCCAGACTTCTCTTGAGTCCTGGAGTCTTCTTTGGCCTAATCTCATCGGGCATATAGCGATGGAATCGCACTGCTACAGATGAGAGATATTGGCTCTGAACTTTCTTGTGGGCGAGGATGCCTACTCTGCATCCTGTTCTGAACGCTGCGTGCTGTACACCAACGCCGGTAAAGAACGTTGAGCTACCTTCCTGACGCGGCTTTACGTGTACAAGCCACTTTCCCTCTTTGTAGCAACGCATAACGGCTGCGGATAGGATCTTTTGCTGATCCCAAAGATGGAATGGTTCTATGGATCCGCTCTTAGTGCGAACCCTTGTCATAGGTAGAAAGGCTTCTGGGTTCCAGAAGTCTTTGTGGTCTGGGTATACAATCACCCCGACTTGCCGCCTCTAAGGATCCCGAAGGGACCGTGGCTGGTAAGCTCTTGTGCCGGTTCGTTCTTCTTTGCTGCCGGGTTCTTCAGCTTTGCATACTTGCTCTTGTCGGAAATGGTCTGACGAGCAATGGTTAGCAGGCTTCCGATAGTAGACACGTCTCCCTTATCGAGTATTCCACTATTGAACTGCTCAAGGGTGTCCTCAACTGTATGAAGAATCCCATCAAAGGTCTTCAAGGAGAATCGTGGGTCTGGTTGCTTTCTATCTTTCGACATGATCTATAGCCTCGATGATTACGTCAGGCGTTAGTCCTGACTCTGGAAGGGCTCCGCACAATGCGGTAATGAACTTTTTGTTTGTCTTAAGGTCTCTGATTGCTCTCTTTACTGAAGCATGAACTGCTTGTCTAGAGCAACCTTCCTCATGTCCTATCACCTCAAGCTTCATTCCTCTTAGCACTTTCTCTAGCCTTCGTGCTTGTACTTTAGATACCTCTTGGTAAAGTACCCTACGAACGTCGGAGTCCATAGTACCCCCGGCACTAATAAGATCAGATATCATTGGTTGTCTTGAGCAAAGCCACTCTAGAACAGAGTTCAATGAGCTTCCTGCACGGGGCGTAATGGATATCTCCATAAAACGATGCTCTCCACCTCTAGACAGTGCCATAGAGATTGCGTTCCTTACGAAGTCTGAGCGTTTTACGCCGGCATTATCTGCCGCATCTATCAGTGCGTTATACTGTCGTTCGGTTATTCGAGTAGCAACCAATTTGTCTTTAGACATAAAAAACTAATATCATGGAGTTCTACAATGCCCCGCACTTCCTCTAAGAAGCCAGCAAAGAGTACAACCGAAACTGCCGTAGTCTCAGCGCCCGTGGCCCCTAAGCGCGGTCCTGGTCGCCCCCCTAAGGCCAAGTCGTTTCCGCTTAGTGTTTATAGCTGCGACCAAGAGGTTGTCCTTGATTTTCCTGACGAGGCTTCTCGGGCTAACGCAATCAATCAAGTTTCAAAGCGCTGCCCTCGTGGCCTTGATGCACGTATCTCTGTGGGTGGAAGCACCTACCACTTCGTTCGCGTTGATTACATGAAGTACTAGGCGGAGTGCTCTCAATGAGCTTCTAGGGGGCCTAGAATCCATTCTGAGGCGCCGGTAGGGGTCAGGGTGGCTTCACCCCAGGACGAGCGTACCTAGGCTGAACTCTCATTAGTTTATCGTACCAATCCTCACTATCAACGTACTTAAGAAGCTTTTGAAGGCTCACTCTTGCGTCATCGAAGCGCCACTCGCCAAAAGCAATCGCCGCGTCATTCGCAAGCATCTGAACTTCATTGTAAACAGGAAGCGTTCTGTGCGCGTCTGCATACTCTTGCCCTAAGCGACGCATCTCTTCCCTAGCTTGATCAAGAGTTAGCCCACTTTCCTTTATTTGACCTAGGTTTTCCCTAAGCTGCATCTCAATGGAATCTTCCATTAGGTGGATATCACTGATGGCACTATGAATCTTTGGCTTCAACCATGCTTCGGGGGCGTGGTGAGACGCCTTCCTTGACATTCTGGTGATAACGTCACCAACATTCTCTGCGGCACCATTATAGGCTGGCGAAAATTGGTTGCTTCTTTGTAGCTTAAGCATTGTCTCTTCCGGCAGGCCACGCTGTGCATGAGCAACCTGGTCAAGCGCTTCCGCCACCTGCTCTTCCGTCTTAATTGGCGGCATTTTCGAACCAGCCCGCCTCCACTTCTCATGGAGCCCGTACCACATAAACTCCTTATCCTCTGGGCTTGTAAGTCTGCTTGTTGAAAAATATGGTGACTCCCAACCCTTAACATCGGCTTCTCTAGCTGCTGTTTTGGCTGCCTGGGCGGGCTTGGTTTTCGGTACGGGGGGCGACTTTGTTAGCTTGGCAGCGTATCCATCAGCGAACCTAGCGAACTCATCCACATGTTCAAATATATAAGTATTTATCTCTCTGGCATTCTCCCACTCAACCCAAGGGAGAATCTCCTTAAGCTCCTCTCTAGATTTCTGGCTTATACCCTCTAAGTCCGGGTCGCCAAGAATGTCATCCATAGATGGGCCTATGCGCACCTTCTTCTTAGGATTCTTAACAAACTGCTCAGCGGCCTCTCTAACCCACGTACCTTCTAACAAGGAGTCTGTAAGGTTATCCATTTTGATGGCGATAGAAGTGTGTATAAGATCTCTATCTCCATAATCTGTAATTCTATTGATGGGGTTATCGCTCTCGGAACCCTCAATGAACTTCTCCATCTTCCGGTCGTGCGCGAGCGTAGTGTAGTTCAACTTGGTACTGTCCCAGGTATTAAAATCAATATCGCCAGATTTAAGCGTCTTCGCCGCTAGTTCAAGTGTCCCCCAAGACTTGTCCCCAGCTTTAATCATCCGCATAAGATCAGCGGGAAGCCCGATGTAGGGGATCATCCCCATGGCCCCCAAAACCATCCCAGGAATGTCTCTCTCTGCTACAGCCTTTGCCATGTAGCCTGCGCTGATGGGGATATCTGCTGGAGTTTGGCTCGCTGCTAGTTCAGCGCCAAACCTAAGAATGTCTGTTCCCTCCTCTGGAGTAATACCCTCCATACCAGCCGTAATGGGCTCCTCCGGAGGATAGGCCGCCACTGCCACTTCAGAAGGATCTGTTGGTCTGGGTCTGGGCTTGGGCACATTCTGCATACGATGTGGGAATCCCATCATCGGCTGGGTAGGGTCAACTCCCAAACGCTCAATAGCTTCTCGCTTCTTATGCTCGGCGTACCTAACTTCAGAGTCTACACCCTCATAGGCTGGACGCTGGGGCTCCGAAGGAGCCTCAAATTCTCTAGCATCCAATTCCTTTTGGATCTTATCTCTAAGGCTGCTGTGAGCTTCTAGCTGGGAGCCAACATCTGCCTTCTTGCTGGCCATGGAACCCTTGGTGCCGGCAGCATCGAGCTTAGCGGTGAACCCTACAATATCAGCATCAAGCTTATCCCTAGCAGAGGTAAGCTCTTCTGTTGATTTGTCCTTGAAGGCGGTCGCCATGCTTCACCTATTCAGCCTTCTTCTTTGCCTCTGGGAACTCTTCTTCAACCGCTTCCCGGCCAACCATCCCAGCATACCCACTACGTCCAGATTTATAAAGTTCTCGTGTTTTTGACTCTGCCAGATCTCTCTGCTTTTTCAGGGTTAACGATCCCCTAAGATCTTTCTCAAACTCTGGGTCTAAAGTAACAAGCCCCTTATCCGCAGCACCAAGTATGGCCTCTGCTCCGCCATACATTCCAGATTCAAGTCCCCACCTAGACTCAAGATTTCTATTTGCTTGATAAATCCTGTCCCTAAGCTCGTATCCTTCGTCGGAAGCAGCCGATCCCTCCGAACGTATTTTCCCCCAGCTTTCAGCGGCTTCCGTTGGAGTCTCCCCACCCTCTGGGCTGGAGACAGTTTCTATACCGCCCCCTTGGTGGGGCCGCCCTTCTTGCCAACGACGACGCCTAAAATATCCCCCTTCAACCGTTCCCGATGGAAGCTCCTCAAGAAGAGCATCAATCACCCAGTCTGGAGCTTCTACCTTGCCGCCTGTGGCTAATGCTTCCTTTAGAGCCTCTTCATCGTAGGGAGAAGGCTCGCCGTCTAGGTTCATGTCTTCTTCTACGTCCATCTCCTTTACCTCAATCTCTTTATTAATGAGATCAAAGAGTTTGATGTTTGCCTGAAGCTGAGGTCCGTGCTTCCAACGCCACCGCTTGCTGTGATCAAGCCCCGGATACGGATCTCGGTAGCTCTTGTACGTCAGACTCCCACGAGGCCGGTCCCGTCTATCGCTGGCCAATTGGGCCTGCAACTCATCAATGTTGCCCTGTAGGGCCGCCCTACCGTCATAAAGCTCCTGAAGGCTCTTGCTAGAGAGATCTTTTCCTACGTTTTTCTTCTTTTTAGTGGCTTCTTCTGCCACGGGTAACCTAATAGGTATAAGTTCAGCATCTAAGTCTGTGCTCTCTTTTGTGTCCATTTCCAGGACGCCAATCGCAACGTCAATGCGGTCAAGGAGATCATACTTATCTTCAAGTCCTGCGCCCGCCGCCATCTTCTCTTCTGCTAGTGCCCTACCTTTTTCTGTTTGCGTATTGACTGGCCCAAGCTGATCAAGCATAGCTTGGTCGTTTGCAATTGATTGCTCTAGTGCGCTCTTTCCCTGGAGAAGCTCCTCAAGGCTCTTGTCTGACAGGGCCTTGCCTACGTTTTGCTTCTTTGGGGCTCCCTGAAGAGCCTCCTCGTACTCTCCCCTCAGCGAGTCGTGCAGCCGTTCAGGCTTAACATCAACTTTCTTAGCCTCTTTTTTCTCGTACTTCGCCATGATGAACCTCTATGAGCAAACGAGGCGTACTGCTACGCCTGCGCTGGGTGCTGTATCGTCTGTATCTGTTGGATTACGCACGCAAACCATGCTCAAACCAACATCAAATGCGTATCCTTGGTCGATAATCAGACAATCTACGGTACTCGCAGGCACCAAATAGACTAAATCTGCTACATCAGACGCAAGACTCACAACAATCTTGTTGAAGAGCTTAATGTAGACATTGTGAGTGTTCCCGTTGTTCACAAACAACGTATACAACGTGCCCGTTGTACCAAGAACATCAGTCTGAACTGTGCTGGACAAGGCAGTGTCTACAATAAGCTTGGTAGCGATGGCTACGTGGCGATCAGTGGTGGTAGTTGCCATGTCTTCTTCCTATGATGTAATGATTCTGACGTTAACGCCAGACAGGGCAGAGTTGCCAGTCGTTCCGCCCAAGGTAACCACGCAAAAGCTGAGGTCTGTGGCGAATGTCATGCCCTTCAGAAAGGTAAATGTCCTCTTGGCTCCACCACGAACCTCACCGATAAAGTCTGGAGCATTGCTCCCGAACGTAGGCGCAGCCACGTTGTAGATCTTGAAGTAGCAATCAGTAGACGCATTGGCTGTGTTGTCCACTTCCGCCATAAACACATCGACCGTGCCACCAATGAGACCCTTTTGGTCAGCATCAACTCCAGCAGCAATCTTAGTGATCATCCGACCACCAATCTTGGATGTCATCGTCGCAGTAGTAATCGCAGCCATTTTCTATTCCCCAGAAATACGTGTGTAAAAGTCTGACGCAACCTCATAGCTCTCTTCTAAGACAACGGAAACCCTTTCAAGCTCCCTCACTCCTGAATCATAGAGCATGTCAACTACCTTGAGAAGGTCAGATACTTTCTCCATGTCATGAACATCTACGACAGGAACCCAAACCATCTCGTTGTCTTTTCTGTCTACAATCTCAAATCGCCTAGTCCTGGCCCGCCAACGATAGGGGAGAGTCACACCATCTTCATCTTTCACATATGCATCTATGTGCAAACCCATGTCGTTAAACATTGCCTGAAGAGTGCTGATCAATATGAGATTCTTCTTTGCTATATCTGCAAACTTCTTGCTTTGCTCAATTGCCTTCACGGTATCCTTCCTCTTGTGCTGAGCACCTTATACTACTAGTAACTAACTAGTATCTATACCTACTAGTACTCTCTCTCCCCAAAGAGAGAGAGTATATTATCTATTACTACTACTACCTATTACTACTATTCTACTAGAATACATTACTACATTATCTAAGTATATTAACTAACACTTAGTTAACTAACTAGTAATATAGTTAATGCTGGCTGTCAAGAAATAAGTTCAAGAACTTGCAAGCGTGCCAAGTGAAATAGGATTTTTTTTAAGGAGGGGGTTGTATTTAAGCTAGTAAAGCCCCCCGGGGGGGGAGGCCCCCCCTCCGCGCTATGGGGGGATCATATGTTATGCATATATAGTATAGGGTATGTTCTATTCCTTAGTACTATGGCAGGAATGTATAGCTATTCTGATTCTATGTTCTAAGGGTTTGTAGCTATTTAGTTAGGTGTCATATTCAGAGGAGTACAAAGAGATAGAACAATATGTACAAAATAGGCATGTATTGAATAGAGGGGGACACAGCCCCCATCCCACTACCCCCTGGACCACCTCACAATCCCGACAAGGCCAAACATGGCCACCTCGGCACCCTGCGGTCAGAACACCGCCCACTTTTGACGTTTGCTGGGCGTTGGAGGTGCCTACAAGGCCTCCCAGCTTCGCCGTAGGGTGTAACCACTACCCCGGGGTACCAGGACACAGTGCAGGGCCCTTAGAAGGCCAGGAAGGCTTCCCAGTCGAGTGCACCAGTGGTAGCCGTCGGGCTCTGCCGGGTACAGCAAGGCCAGCTAGTGCTTGGAGTAGTCCAGACGCAAAAAACCCCCGAGGCAGAAGCCCCGAGGGTTTAGTGCTGCAGAGAGCTTGTCTTGACTACTTCTGCATGCTCTGGACTATCTGGCCTAGCTGGGCAAGACCGGCCCCAAGCTGGCCAAGCTGGGCGACAACTTCATTAAGGTCCACCGAGGCCTCTGGAGTCTCCTCTATCGTCTTGTGTAGGGACCATGAACCAGTCTGGTTCCGCCGTTGGTTCAATGCAGTCTTGAGGGCTGCACGACTGTGCTCCAAGCTCTTGGGTCCAAACCGCTCATTGCACCGATGCCGGAATTCACCGGTCTTAGCATCGGAACCGTTCAAGCTCTGGACGTATTCGACGGCGAATTCCTGGACCGCCCCTGCCATGCTCTGACCATTCAGAGCTTGCCGAGCTTTCACCTCCTGTACCAAGTCACTGCAGAGCTTGGCTGTAGAGGTACCTCGAGACTCGTAGTCTCCCTCCTTTGCAAAGGTCCGTAGTTCACCGATTGACATACCTCCCAAGCGGTCCTCGATGGTAGCCACCTGGGCAGTAGGTTTAGAGCCCGGATTCACCGGGCCATTGCTGGCCTTGCCTCGAGACTCTGTAGCCTTGGTTTCTTGGGCCACCTCCCCAGTGGACTGGGGAAGCAAAGCAATACCCAGTTTCTGCAATGCGGAAGCATTGAAGCTAGCCAGCTTGTATGCCACCGCCCATTCCGGGGAAGTCCAGTCGTCAAGAGGGTTATCGTCCAATTCATCGGCATATACATATCCGCCCTTGTTCCGATACAGGACATCTAGAACCTCACCAGAGGCGAGAAGGCTAGCCAATTGCTCGGCCGTCTTAACCGGTGTCCCGTCAAGGTTCTGCAAGGGTGATTCTGAATAGATGCAGGTCAGTGGAGATACTTTTGTTCGTTTTGCCATGATTGTTATGTTTCCTTGTTTCATTCACATTGTTTCATTGCCCTCCCAAGAACACCTCGAGAGGAACCAGCACAGTAGCACTATCTGGCCTTTACGTGTCAAGACCAGCACTCACAGTGGTGTCGTCACGTCCAAATATGCACCGTTCAATGCCTACTCTCGGTGAGTACGAAAAGTTGTAAATTCTTTGGTGAAACGATAGTGCTCCGCCCTAACAATAGACTCGGTTTGTGTCCCATCTAACAGCCTTCCTATAGCTGTGTGCTTAGGTACCTATATCAATCATTGTTTTATGTAAGCAGTACTGTATGCAATATCAGTGTGATAAATGAATATCATATGATAGAACTAAAAATAAATACCATTCCATTCATCAGAACAAAGTGATTCAGATACCAAATGATATTGAATAGAGTACGCGCGCGCTGCCAGCAAATACATTCTATGTATTACACAAAGTAACAGACAATAAAAAACCCCCCGGCATTATTACCGGAGGGCTTAGTGTTCGATTGACTAATGTTTCCCCTTACGGGGGACTCATTTATAGCATACCTTTAAGGCCAGTGGAGGCCTTATAGCATCGACCCTATAGGTTTCCCTACCTTTGGTCTTAGGATGCATCCTATGCCTAAACTCATGATGCCATGAAGCAAAGAGCGGATTGTATATTGTGCCCATGTATTGCCATACCTCACCGCTATCCGTATCCTCTGCTGCCATTGGGTCGGGCAGCATAGAGTTTAGTATTGCATTAGATAGCTTATCCCACGCCACAAACCATTCATTAGTGTTCTCCTTCATAAAGGCAACACTAATACCAGGTGATTCATGGTAATAAGAATCAATAACAGTTGTTGTACTCATGTTAATCAATCCTTACAGGCATGATAATAAACTGTACATCAGAGATACCAGTCTCAAGGTATGGATTATGAATCAATCGCCATACCACTGGGCTCAATGGTCCACTAAACTCTGCCATCCATTGATTCCTATGGGTAGGTAACTTCAATGCCTTGCCTATCTTGCCAAGCATTGCCAGATACTGTGGGTCAAAGCCAATAGCCCCACTGGTAGCGCTTGTATCCTTAGGCAATACACTCTCATAGTCTGGAAGGTCATCCAGCCTGCAATGGTCTAACTCTGGCTTGTAGTGACCCTTGCTTGCAATGTATTGCTTTACCTCATCGCCTTCAATGAAGCATACACCGAGGCTGGTATCCTCATCAAATACATAGTCAATAATGAGCATACAGTGTCCGTTGGTGGCCACAAAGCGGGTAAGCCCATCGGGCCTTGGCTTTGCTTTAATGGCGATGCCATAGATGTATCTACCCTTGCTCTTTGCTTCCTTATGGGTGGCAATAGGGGCCAATGCCTTCATGACATTGAAGGGCAAGGTGTACGTTGCTTGTGATTCTTTAATTGCGTTCATTGTTTTACCTTAGTAGCTGGTTCTTGAATCATAGTTGGGTGTAGTGTGCTGCTGCTTTCCTGCCGATAGATACCTCCGGTATCGAGTAAGTGTTTCCATTTGAAGTGGGCATTTACGTTCGTAATAAGAGTCATGTGGACCAGCATTGCGAAGCTGAACACTATTCATAGGTTGAATCATTGCCAACCCCTCAACTTTACACCCAATGAATTGAGATATATAACTAAAACAATTTTCTCCATAGACAATGACAAATGATACTTCATCTAAGTCCTTGCCCTCATACACTCCAAGGTCATACTCACGACCCCTGTAAACATATGAGCCAAGGTAGATGCAATACGACCATAGGTTGTGGTCGTCACCATGAAACTTCTTGTCGCCATCAAATATATTGTATTGATTCTTCATTACCATTCTCCCATTGAAGAGTCTTCGTTGCTATCGGAACCAATCAATTCAATTGCTTTGCTTGGTTCATACCCAGACTCATACAATACTTCCCAACCCTGGATACCAGAGTTAACACTGGTAGAACCAGTGCTATCGAGAAGCATCTCATCTATTACCTCAAGCCATTGATACAGTGTCATTGTTTTATACCTCTTGATGCTTGGTTGATTGCATCCATTGACCACCGGATTCCGGTAGCCAGTAGGGCAATCAAACATCATACCTATCAACTATGTCTGCTCGAAATGCCTGGTGGTATTCAAAAGCACGCCTTGCAAGACGTACAAGGTCTACCGTTGTACCTGTAAGGTCAGATAGCAGGGTTGGACGGCGATACTTTGGATGGAAGGTATGCTTTACCGAGGGAAGGTCCCTGGCGTTCCAACCAAACGACATTGCAGCCCTTAATAGGGCCTCTGTTGCTTCTTCTAATCTTTCTTTTGGTGTCATTGTATTATCTCCCGATGCTTCATTGCATCCAATGGATGCCCACATAGTGGGCAACCAGTGGGACAATCAAGCCCTAACCATAGTAGACAGCTTGATAGAACCATAAGAGATATCCACAAGCTCCTCCAATGAAAGGGTATATCCATCACCATTGGGAAAGATAGCGATTATGCTGGTTGCCTCGTCGCTATCGGCCCATGCCAATAGCGCAGCATTTGCTGCAGGCTTCCAATCTATACGATACCAAGTAGTGGTAACTGAATACCCATGATGGTCGCCGTCGTATCGCATTTGTACTTTATGTTCTTCAGAACAAGTAGCATCATGGATAGAGAATGGAATGTTTTGGTTCAAACATTTCTGCTTATATGTAATGCGGATGCTTGCTGTCATCGTTTCATCTCTGGTGGTAGGTTTCCCCGTCCCAACAGGAACGGTGGACCACCATTGTACCACACAATCCGTGGCTCCTGTCAAGCACGGCGTTGAACCTGGGTTTTTCGCCGGTCACGACGAAGATGGGCCGCTCCAGAACATACCGAAGCGGCCCATATATACTATAGAATAGTATCTATCCTATGTATGTATACCCCAGTACTGCTTAACAAGTGATACTGTTAATGGATTATTAGGTCCACCATGCCATATCAATCCACCACCCATAGCTGCGCTATATGTATTGGTTTCCTTGTTTAACTTCTGCCAAGATATACCAAAGGACATGTCTGCAAAGTCATGGAACAGCCATACCTTGTATCGCCTACGGTTATCCTCATCGGATACCGCGCCGCCATACCCATTGAGGTACTCAAGCCTCTCGTATAGCTCTTCAATAATCTTACATCTGACTTCAATATCACTGACGTTTCTAATGAATTCAGAGATGTCTTCTAAGTGCTGCATTGCAGTATCATCAAAGACAATCTCCGGGAACATACGAACGAACGACACCGCGCATAGCTGTGTCCAACAATCGTGGGGATGGTCACTGTGGAATGACTCTTGGCAGTGAGTACAAAGGATGTAGTTGTTTGGTACTTCTCTCATTGTTTTATCCTATTCCATAGTTTGGTGTACCAAGGGGTACTCATTTCAATAATCAAATCTTCTAACAGTCTGACTCGAAAGCTTAGACTGTGAATCTTTCTACCATGCGCCTCATTTCCTTTCTTCTTACCTTTGTACCATTCGCGATACTCCGCTACTTGTGTAGCTATAAGCTCTCTTCTCATTGTTTTATCCTATTAGTCTCTCAATATGAGAGCATCGTTTCTGTTTGTGGTTGTTGGTAGAACCCTCGCTTGTGATAGTCCTCTGTTGCCTTTTCAAGGGCTTTACTGTCGCGCTCTGGATGGAAGTAATGGCCCCAACCAAAGCCTTCTGACTTTGTATTGGCCAACCATGTGACAAACTCACCGCGCCACTTGACCAATACAATAAACAAATAGTAATCATCTTTATGATCACTATATTTCTTCATGTTCAGTAGCTCGGCACTCTTGTTGCCTGCCATCTCTTTTACTATATCTTCTTGTGTCTTTTCTTCTGGCATCTTTAGGCTCCTGCCTCGTGAATGATAATAAAAATAACTACGAATAGTATCCATAGTTGACATATTGTTTCGCACTGTGGTTGTTCATACATAATGTAAAGGGGGTGCCTGGCATACACCAGGCACCCCACTTCAACTATGCTTGAGCTACTTTGACAAGCTGCGGTACCAGCATTCCGGCCCGCCTTTCAAAGACATCCCGTTGGATATCATTGAGAGTATGCTCATGCGCTGCCCTTGTGACAGCGTTCACAAGGCTATCAAGGGTATCACCCCCACCTTGGTTCTTAAGGCTACTCAAGAGCCACTCAAGGTGTACATCCTTAGCGATGTCCTTGCCGAGCTTACCTTCAAGAACCATGAAAGACAAAGCCTCGTCCACAGTAGAGAACCTCTGTCCAAAGAGCTTGACGCTATTGATATCGGTCTCACCAAGAATACCCCACTCATCGGCGAAGTGAGCAAAGACTTCCTGGCTTTCTTCTGTCATCTCATTGAAGCGATTAACAACATTATCCATACCACCCTTGTGGACAATCTTAAATCCACGAGCCTTGGCAATGGCAATGATTATCATATTCAAGCACTGGTTCCACCAAGCCTGCGGGTCACTGATAAGAGCACCACCAGCAGCATCATTGCTCTTGGTCCTGAAGCCTACCTGGAATACATCTCCAGCAGCAAAGTCTACAATGTCTGAAGGAGCATGGTAGGTAGCATCAATAGAAAGAGATGTATTTACTGCATCGTATACAATCTCTCCCCGATATCCCTTGCCACCAAGCGCCTTGCCTACCGCTTCAACAACCTTGTCACCATCAAACTGGGAGTACTTCTCTGTGACAGCAGCAAAGATACTGCGATGGTCACCAACCTGCCTCGTTCGAAGCATTAGGTTCCCAACAGCACCGGCAATATCCTTATTGAAGTTGTATGCCCTACGGTCAGGCTCCATTTGCATTAGGTATTGGGCAGCCCGAGGGAACAAAGAGTCTTTCTCGGTACTACCATACTGATCATCATAGTCTTCATATAGACCAACGCTTCCTCGAGACCTTGCAAGCAACGTGGTGAATCCCTGCTCTTCAAGCATAAACTTTTGTCCAGACTCAACAACAAGCCAACCATCGTCATCCATGCGGAGCTTCCCAGCACCTACCAAATGATCCTCTCTCTCTTCTTTATTGAACACTTCAATAAACTCTTCACCAGCATCTTCAATAAGCGGCTTGCTGTCCCACTCATTCTTACTTGTCTTGAGGTTGTCATACCCAGCACCTATGACGGTAGTGCCACGCTCATAGCCAGCGGTGGTGCTATTCGGAATCCCACCAACCACAATGTTACTTCCTGGAGGAGAGATACCAATGCTCATGAGCATATCAATGTGCCTATCCTGCCTATCCCTTGCCTCTTGACTGAAGGTACCAGCATCCACGGTCCTTGGGCCACCATTAGAAACAACAGGCTTAGTCTTTTCTGGATCAATACTAATGGTCCCGGAATCTTTCCAGTCACCATCAGTTGGACCAGACTGGCCAACGTCAGTAAAGAAGTCATCTAAGTCATCATCAGATGGATCATCTTCTTGAGTGTTTGCTGCTTCAGCAAGGGCAGCGTCGGGGTCACTTTGAATGTATTCCATATCAAAAGAAAAAGAATCCAAGCTATATGGTTTCTCACCATAGCCGTCGTCGCTACTAAGCCAGTCCACAATCTGATTAAAGAAACCTAAATCTTTATACCAAGATATATGATTGCTTGAGATTGTACGTGGAGGCATATCATCTGTGATACTTTCGGGACTGATTGGGGTAACCAATGCACACTCGTCGTCATCATATCCAACGATACATGCCACTACACGATTCTTCTCTTTTGACAGCATTTGATCTAATTCCTTTATAATCTTTCCTTTACATCCATCATCTGCATACCTTTTCATTGCGTCATCCGGGTCTAAGCCGGAGTAAACGACACCAGATGGACTCTTATAAGATACAGTCATTGTATTTCCTTGTTGTTTATTGATGCTGACTGATTCACCAACCGACCACCGGCTGGATTCTATTATTATAGCACGGCCCCCCCGGTAGTTGTCAAGCTCTCGAGGAAACCGGTGCTTTAACCTGCACTTTAGGCTGGGGCGGGTGGATTCGAACCACCATTTTCTGGGTAACAACCAGACGGGTTGCCTATTAAACCCTACACCCCAGTACCATTAAGCACATAGATTAGCTTTAAATACTAATCTTCTTCCTTTCTCTTGTCTTAAATCTTTAATAGATTTATATACATCTACCTCTCTTATTCTAATAAGACACTGTTCATATGTATCATATACAAATGATGAACCATCGTTCTCTACTATGAACTCATACTCAATCATGTCATCTCTATTGATAATAATATAGTGCCTCGTTACTTCCCTACGCGCTTCCGAAACGCGCGCCTCCTCATTCACATTCTTTTGGGTCATGGCAAATACCGCACGCGCCGCATTTTGTACAAGGTTTCTCCACTTCATTATCTACGCGCCTAAGTTTATCGCATGCGTCACAAGTATATAAGAATGCTTTGTCGTATGGCTTCAGTTCACCCATCACTCACCTCGCAATCGAGTTCACGCAGCCAAGCCTCGGCTCTGGTCCACCAAGACCTCGCTTCTTTAATGCCTCTTAGGTCTCCTATACCTGCGTTATCTGCCTCGGCCTCAAGCCCACTGACAACCTCTTCTCCCTCTCTCAAGAGATCGAGAAGGCCAGGCAATGCTGCGATCTTGCGAGCAGTTGCTTCATCCATCACTCACCTCCGTTTCGCATTGAAAACTCTAGGTCGGATACGGTTGCCAGGGCTTCACGCTCCTCTTGCCTCCTTACCATGGTCTTAATTCCATCTAGATGTTCTTTGGTTCTTGCTACCTTCTCCACATGCTGAAGAAACCTTGACCTATTGAACCGGCCATTGGATTCAGCAAGATGCTCACACATCTTATCTATAATGATTCTTCTTTCTTCTGGATTGGAGATTAATCCAAGTACATCTGCAATAGCTATGAAGTCTTTTCTTGTCATTGTAGTATTCCTTTTATAGTAAAGCTGGGTACGGATTGGCTGCTGCCCACATGGAAATGTGTACGGAGAAGCAACAACCAATCCGCCCCAGGGATTTGTTCTAGCTGTTGTCTTCAATAAGACCGTCGGCCACCAGACCACGCACAACATAGTACGCAACCTGACCATTCATGGAACGCATCTGGCTATTAGATGCCCTTCGCACTCCATCCTTAATCTCGGGGCTAAGCTTCACCAGCACAGACTGGGGAGACCCGGCACCATTAGACACCTTGGTTGTCTTGGTGCTCTTCTTACGACGAGGCTTGCGTACAACCTCAACCTCTGTTTCAGTAGGCATACTCACTCCACTATTGTTTGTTGCTTTATCGCTACCGGACCACCACTGGCCGGACCCATATCTTAGCAAAACCGCTACAGCCTGTCAAGCGATTCGCTATTGTTCCGCTTCAACCTCGCTTTCTGCCTGGTCACGAAACGCATCAACTTCGGCCCCAGTTAGGCCAGCATCTGATAGCACTTTATCCATTAACACACCAGCAGACGACTCAAACTGTACCCCTTTATCAAACGCATCGTTAAGCATCCTTACATGTTGTGCCCTAAACATTCTTTCTATTGAGCCAACCATCCTCCAATTACATAAGTATCCTTGGTTCCACCACTGTGGACATAGGCGCGCAAGCATAGATGCTGAGTGTTGATAGATACTTAATGCTACTTCTTGAGATATGATTGGTACTTTATTCTCAAGTAAAGAAGCAAGCTCTATTAGCTGTGCTGCCTTCTCTGCATCAAGAGCAAGAACAAGAGAAGATAATACAGCATGTCTAATGGTTGGGCACCTTGGGCTTAGTAAGTCAGACGCGCGCCACTCCTCATAGACACCATGGGCAAAGTCTTCATGTGTCTTGTCATAGCCAAGAGAGGCGGCATCAAGGATTCTTTCATCAACTAACGCGCGCAGGATTGACCAGTATCTTCTAGTAGATTCCTTATAGATCTTTCCAACTCTGTTTGGAGTAATCCTATCAAGTACGGCACGCGCGCAGGCGTCCGCCCACTCCGTTATCTCCGCGCTGTCCGCGCACGAGCGTGGCGTTTCAAAATAGTTTGGCATCACTATGCGCTCATGCCACCAGAGCTTCCCATTCCTTAGCCAACAGAAGTATGGGTTGTATCCAACCACGCAAAGGAACTGATCCCCAACACCAACCCTTACTGGACCAGCACAGAACACTGGAAACTTCATGGTGTAAGTTCTTTCTGTTGTGCCCCTCTTGGTTTGGCTTGAATAGAACCACCCAACCTGCCTTCCTGTATACGGCTCCCTCTTGCCGTCTTCTATTCCTTTGAACACTTCAACAGTTCCATGTGGAATGTCATAGGTAGGTGTGGTCTGCTTTTTAAACGCGCTTTTCTTTCGATCAGCCATTGGCAGCATCCATCAAAGACACATACTCTTCTGATGTTAGTTCTAAAACGTCCCTAATCTTTCCCATAGTTTGCCTACTCGGAAGCCTAAACCCACACTCGTAATGACTGATCACTGGCTTAGAAACACTAATAAGCTTCCCAAGGGCCTGTTGCGTCAAGCCAGAGCGGTGCCTGAAGCCTCGCAGCAGACCACCAAAACCAAGTTTCCCCCTGTGGTTTTCGCTGGACAACGCACACTCCGGTTGACAGGACTACAGCCCGGATGCTATCATGCGGCTAACCGATGGGCAAGTCGTCGGGAAAGAAAATCATAAGGAGAAACAGTGAAACCAGGTGATGTGGTTGGGCTGCACCCAACTGAGATTGAACGTATTGTACTAGGAAGTTTATTATTATCTTCCGGCAGATATCTAGATGAAGTTGGTGATGTTCTAAGAGAGTATCACTTCTATTCTAGTCAACATAAAGAGATATATAAGTGGATATATACTCAGTATTCTAATAATGAACCAGCAGATTGTGCTATATTAGTTAACTCTTTTGGTTCAGATGGTCATAATAAGTATGGTGATATAGCATATATATCTAGACTAGGTGATAATGCTGTAGATAAATACTCTTTAAGTTCATATGTAGATAAGTTAGTTAACTCATATAAACTAAGAACTCTTCAAGATACTATAAAGAACATAGGCTCTAAGTTAACTAAACTAGAAGATACTCCTAGTGAGATTCTTAAACTAGCTGAGTCTAGCATACTAGACATAACTTCCTCTGATGGTTCAACTTCTACCATCATCTCTCTTGCAGATGCTTGCAAGGAGAGGAAGACTAGGTGGGGAAAGATCCTAGCTGGAGATGACACTGAGTACGTTCCAACTGGGTTTGGAAGCATTGATAGGCACTACCATGGCTGGCCAAGGGGCTACATGACTGTGATTGGTGGGAGGCCAGAGGTAGGCAAGACAATGTTCCTTGTATCTGGCGTTCTTAGGGCAGCAGAGACAAGCATCCCACAAGGAATCCTGTCTATTGAAATGCCAAGGTCAAGGCTTGTTGATCGCATGGCTACTATCAAGGCTGGCATGTCAGTAAACCAGCTTCATGGTGGTGATGAAGAGTCAATGGATGTGCTGTCAGAAGCAACCGACAGCCTAAGCTCACTGCCTATTTATATTGATGATAGTTCTGTAGATGCCCTTGCTGTTGAAAGCTCAATCAGAAGGATGGTTAGGCAGCATGGCTGCAAGGTTGTGTGGGTAGACTACCTTCAGCTAATCAAGGCACCAAAGAAGCACCGTGGTGGCAACAGAACCTGGGAAGTAGATGACATCAGTGAGATGCTTCGTATGGTTGCAAAGAAAGAAAACATTGCAGTCATAAGCCTCATTCAGTTGAACAGATCTGTAGAGGACTCGGTTGTGAACCGGCGCTCTGGCGTCCCAATGCAGCACCACTTCCGTGGTAGCGACAAGCCACTGCATGATGCTGCCCTAGCCTTTGGTCTCTATAGACCCTTCATGTACAAGGCTCCAAAGAAGCCAACCTCAAAGAAGAAGTATACAAATGAAGAGCTATCGGACATGCATCAACCGTTTGAGTTGGTCTCTCTAAAGAGCAGGGACCACTCAAAGAAAGACGTTGTGTTTTGGTCTAGACTTAAGGTGCAAAGAATTCATGATGATCATGACGAGGGCTTCTCTCCTCCTGACTGGGGCTTTAATGACCCACGCCACGATGGGACTATGTCTAAATCATCTAGTGATAATGGAGTACAGGAGGCGTACAACCTGTAGCGCCTCGGTTTGTTGGTCAGTCGTCGGCTCGATTCTTGAGGTTCAACCTCGGGTTTCTCGTCTTGGCTTGACACGAAAGTTAACCTCGTGATAGGGTTCGTCCAGTGGCGACAGGAAAGTTCAAGCGGCTACAGCCTGAGTTGCCACCCAAAGAATGGTGGTTTCGTCTACGGTTAATGGCAGAAGCAAGGGGCATAACCCTTGTGGAGTTATCCAATGAAGTAGGAGTTCATCTACAAACATTAAAAGCATATAAGAAAGCAAAGAGAATACCATCCGCAAGCTTAAACCTAAGGTTAATGATGGCTTTAGGTATAACCTGGTCGCTATTCACAGCAGATAGGCCTGCATTTATAGCGGTCATAAAGAGAATGAAACTAGAAAGGATATAAAATGAAGATCACAGATAAGAACTGGAAGAAGACTCACGAGGATCTTACCCGACCCTTTGGGGATGCTGACGTTTACTGGCGTGTAGAGCGCGCCTTCGGTAGGAAGGCAATGGTCCTATGCTACCTCGACGCCAGAGCCCTTCAGAACCGCTTAGACGACGTTCTTGGGGCAGAGTCTTGGACCTGCACATACAGGGAAACAAGTAGTGGTAAGAACATCTGCACTCTGTCCATCAAGATCAATGGTGAATGGATTCCAAAGGAAGATGGTGCTGGCGACACTCAGTTTGAAGCTGCCAAGGGTGGTATCTCTGGTGCGCTCAAGCGTGCTGGTGTTGCTTGGGGCATTGGCCGCCACCTCTATGATCTTGGAAACACATGGGTAGATCTCCAAGAGGAGAAGCTACGGGTAGAAGACAGGTACAAGATTACCCATAAGGACAAGGAAACCAGGAAGTACCTGTTTGCTAAGGCCCCGAGCGTTGAGTTTCTTCAATCACACTTGTTCCCAGATGGGCCAAAGTACGCAAGGATTGGTCCCAAGGTTGTGGATAAAGAAGAAGAAAAGAAAGAAGAAAAGAAAGAAGAACCTAAGAAGGAAGCACCAAAGAAGAAGTCCACACCCAAGAAGAAGGCGGCACCAAGGCAGCCCGGGGGCCACCCAGCCGGTCACGCGGCTGTTGCTGATGAAATATCAAAGTTCATTAGCAGGGACGACCCACCGAAGAAGAGGGCACAGCAAAGGATCAAGCTTGTATTCCAGAAGGGAAACATCCCAAGGGAAAACCTACACAAGACGATGCGTGCAGCAATGGCGAAGTGGGAAGACGGCAAGCCAACAGGGTTTGGTTTTCAAAGCCCACTAGAAGCAGAAGAAGATCTGTTTGTTCAAGCATCCATCAACATCCTGAACTGGTTTGGATTTGGTGAGCTTGAGCAGCGAGTAGACCAATACATCGAGTGGCACTACCAGAACAATGGCGACTACGACGAAAACATGGCCCCATTCTAAGGAGAATAGAAATGATTTATCGCGTATCGTTTTATAGAGAACATGTAGATGACATCGATCCCGACGATGATGACTTCAATATCGGCGAAGGTGGCAACCGAGGCTACCAATACTTTGGAAGCAAGGCTGATGCGGTCACGTTCGCAAAGGAGATCTGGTTCGACGGGGATGGGTACACCTATAGCTGGAAAGACTTGATCAATGAGTACCCACAGAAGACACCAAAGAACAAAAACGAATTGCTCAATCTCTTAAACCATTGGGCTTCCCACCCAGACAATGGGTGATCTAGATAAAACAAAGGAGATATAAAATGAAGCTAGCAAAAGGACAGAAGGTGAGGTGGGTTGGCCCCCCGTGCCCAGTCCGAGGTGAACGAGGTATCGGGGTTGTGACCTATGAAACCTGGGAGAATGGCTGCTATGTCAAGTGGCCAGATGGATTTGAGGAGCCGTGCCACCATTTCAACTTGGAGGCACACAACGAAGAAGACACAAAAGGAAAGACACTAGTAGAAGTATTTGAAGAAGAAGAGAGAAGCCTAAGCCCCCCAATGAAGGGGGCATTGGTCTATATGTTTACACTTGAGGCAGAGTGTAAAGACACCGGAATGTGCCCCAATATAGCGAAGTCACAGTCTACCTCTATCCGTCTGGGGGGCCCAAGTGGGCTTCGATTGCATGTCCTAGATATTCGGCCACGGTTCAGGCGGTATGCGTCAAGCACCCTGCGTGCCCTTGTTCGTCGTAGACTAATAGAAGAAACCATATGCAAGCTGGACTATGAGACAAAAGAGTACAGGCTTACTGATGCTGGTAGGTCTGTGGCCGAGGGGCTTAAGCGATGACTGCAAGGAAAAACAACTCAACCCGCTTCACCCCAAGACAGCGAGAAGTCCTGCAAGACTATCTGGAGATCTATAGCTACAACAGCACGGCACCGAGCATCGTGACGAGGCTCGATGCGCTTGGAGCATCCGACATTGCGGGGAAGCTGTGGTACCGGAGGTTTGAGATCTGGTGCGAGGCCATGAACAGAAGTGGGGCGCTCGCCAGCGAAGCCGCGCAAGACGCGAGGTCCAGCCGGCACGCCCATATGATGGCAAGCCTCTACGTCAAGCTCTTCAACCATGCCGTCGAAGGCGGCTGTGCAGTTCGCGAAGCACCGGCTGATGCAGCGTGCGAATCCAACTGGAGGTTCTAAATGACTGCAAGGAGAAAGAAGAGCACAATAGGAAAGCGCTACCCAATCCTATTCAGCGAGCACATGGTTAACTCTACGTTTGATGGAACAAGGACACAGATTAGAAAGAACGTTGTTTTCAACAAGGGATTTGAGAAGCCACTGCCGTTTATGTGGGACGACAAAGACTGGTGGATGGGAGACATTACCCTTCAAAGAAAGCCTGGTGACGCTGCTTGGTGGTGGGTGTCCGATAGAACAGTAAGTAAATATGTGGCAGCAAACCCACAATATGGTGGTCCTGGGTCTTTGTTGTATGCAAAGGAGCAGTGGTCTGATGTTGGACCACGAAACAATGAGCACATCATCCACCGCTTTGGGCCAAGCAATGGAATAGAAGACGATCTAAAAGTAGACTGGAAGCTTTCAATCTCTATGAAAAAAAGAGATGCCAGGCTGTGGCTTAGGATCAGATCCATTAGGGCTGAGACGCTACATGCTATAACTAACGAAGACATGAAGCTATCTGGCTTCAATAATCTAGAAGAGTTTAAGCAGCACTGGCGCAGCGCCTACTTTCGTTCGAGCTTGTGGGAAGATAACCCATGGGTGTGGGTGATTGACTTCACAGTAGACAACAGGATGACAAGAAGATGAGCTTCAAACATGTATATCCAAACATTACACAAGTCATTGGATACTTAAGAGACGCAAAGAAGATTGGAGAAGCGAAAGGAGGTGGACCAAAAGTAAGAGCAATATTGTACAACCCAAGCGTAAAGCATGAGACATTTGACCTGCTTGTACCTGTCATTGCATTTGGAAGATGCGGAGAAAGCGTACTTGAATGCCACGAAGCCGAGTGCCTTACGTCAGTTATTGGAAGGATCTGTATGGCAAAGAACCCACGGGGCTCCAGAGTGGAGATTCTCTGTGATCACGTAGCAAACCTAGATGAAGAAATAGACGAAGGATATAAAGAAAATGAAAACGCGAATGATGAGACAAGGTATTAAGTTTGATAGAGTTGGTGCAGATTGGCTGCCAGATATATCCCAACTGATACGAAAGAGATTAGATAATCCCAAAAGACTTAAGGAAGAGCACAACACAAGGGCTATTGGTGAGACAATCATTAGGCAGCTTTGTGATAATCAGGGCAGTGGGTTGCGCTTATCCTCCTGTGGTTCTTGTATTAGGCAACAAGCCTTTGCACATTACAACTGGGTAAAGGATGGTCACACCATAGATGGTGCAGCAAGGCTAACGTTTGCTGTTGGTGATGCGCTTGAGGCAATGATCGTTGCTTGCCTTAAAGAGGCGTGTGTTGATGTAGATATCAATACATCCTACATGGGAGACGATCAGCTTGAGGTATCTATTGAGGTTCCGTTTGGGGAGTCCGGTAAGCAGGTAGCCAACATTGTTGGGCACCCAGATGGAATGATGAATGTTCCAATCTTTAATGATCTTCTTGGTGAGCAAAGCTTGGACAAGGAGTGGGTAGTCTTAGAGATAAAGTCTATGTCTGACTACGCCTTCAAGAGGTTTAGGGCAGATGGATTAAGTAAGACAGACTCTTACTACTACCAGATTCAAGCTTACATGCTTGCTACTGGAACAAGCAGAACCTACATCCTGGCGTTCGGAAAGGCTTCCGCCGCTAAGGATGCGGTAATAACAGAACACCATTGGGAGCCCCTGTTCCCGTTGGTGGGTCAGTGGATCAAAGAAGACAAGGAGATACAACGAGAGATACAAGAAAACTATAAAACAATACTGACATCAAGATCACCATTTGATCTTAATGTTCCATTTAAACCAAACAAAAAGGGACGTATAGGCTTCCCTTGTGACTATTGTTCATATCATAAACATTGCTATCCCGAATCTTCAGAGGTAGCAGAAACATCTAAATGGCTACAATCAAGTACAAAAGTAAAACTGTACGTGGGAGAAAATGATGCTTAATCGTGTAACTCTAATCGGAACCGTGGTTCTTGAACCAAAGCAAAACAGTGCTGCAACCTACTTCACTCTTGCCACATGGAACCACTGGAACGGCAGGAAGTTTACTACCCGAACCAAGATTGATGTGTTTGGTAAGCTCCGTGAGAGTCTTCCAAACATGTCGGAAGGAGATCTTATTCTTGTTGAAGGAAAGTTAAACAACAGCAGCTATGAGAAAGGTGGACAGAAGGTTTGGGTCACGTCTGTTGTTGCCAACGTCGTGTCGCAGGTGTCTTCTTCTGGTCTGGAAAGCGGGCACGAGGTTGATAGCAATGCATTTGAAAACGCAAAGGAACCAAGCAGCTATCCACCAAAGTCAGACAACAAGAGCAACGATGGTGAAGACTTTCCATGGTAGCTGATTCCACAATGCCAGTGAAGTTCTATCCATTTGACTACAAGTCTTTTGCTATTGAGTCATTAAGGATTGAGCACGATTCAATCATGAGGGTGTTTGTTGATCCAATACTTGGCTCAGTTCACTGCATCCTCCTGGTTGATGGAAACAAGGTTCTTATCTGGCAAAGAAGAGAAAGCGAGGTTTGATGTGTATATCTTAGGGATTGACCCCGGCATGGATGGAGCCATTGTGGCTCTAGACCATAACGGTCAGTGTATTGGTAGTGTCCTTACCAAGAAGTCTTTGACTGTAAGTGTAGGTAAGGGTTCAAGGAGGGAGTATGTGCCGTCCTTTATGGCTGACGCGCTGTCTAGCTGGGGTCCCCTAAGTACCATCAAGCTCGTGGTATTAGAGAAGCAGCAAGCTATGCCCAAGCAGGGTGTAGCTAGCATGTTCAGAACTGGTGTTGGCTATGGCCTTTGGTTGGGAATACTCGCAGCCAAAGGCCTACCAACCACCATTGTGAGACCAGTAGAGTGGTCTAAGACTGTTCTAAAAGGAGTATCTGGTACAGGTAAGGACAGAGCCATTGTCGCAGCTAGCACAAGGGTTCCAGACCTTGACCTAACTCCAGGTAAAAAGAGAGTTCCCCATTCGGGATTAGCAGATGCTGCTTGCCTTGCTCTCTATGGAATAAATCAATGAAAGGTGTGCCGGTCCCCAGGCTGCAATGTTCGCGTTTAATTTTGCGCAGCCCTTTTGTCGTAGGGAAGTAAGCCTTGCGGGGCATAACGGTAGGGACCGACACTAATACTTAGCAATGAAAAGAGGATGGGGATTACTCGCTGCCCCCGTCCTCTTCTTCGCTTTCCTCTTCATCGCCATCCTCTGGGGTTGGCTCTTCCTGTGGCTCTTCGGCCTCTGTGGTGGCTTCTGCCTCCTCAGTGGTGGTGTCCCCCTTGTCTTCGTCTTCGGGGCAGCTACAGGCCAACAGAGAGATGAGAATAGTAAACATATAGTTTTCCTCCAGAGCACCGACTATCACAAACACATGGAGCGGTCTAATCCTTAGACTTCTTGGCTTCTTCTGTGATCTTTTCTATTCTGGCTTCTTGGTAGTGCTCACGCATCTCCTTTAGTCCGATAGATATTCGGCTTAAAGCAGCATCAAGCTTCTCGTACATAGGGTCAAACTTAGAGTCAAGAGCATTAGTTTTATGTATCAGTGACTCTATGGTATCTACCCGTTCGTTTCTCCAATCAGCAAGAAGCTGGTCGTGCTTATCTTGCATTGCATCTAGTCTCTTAGTGTTCTGGATGTGAATCCACATAAGAAACCCGGCAAGGATACCAATCCCGCCAAGGTCCAGTAAAGGACCAAGCAATGTCTCCTCTAGGGACACTAGCTACCAGACCCTTCAACCTGCTTAGCATCAACGTATCCCTGACCAAAGATGTAAGAGATGACGATGGCTACGCTTAGCTGCATGGCTTCTGCCATTTGAATGTCTTCTGTCATTGCCTGGGCAACAACCGGAAGCAGCGCACCAAGGAATGCAAACCAAAACTTACGACTCTTAAGTTTGTCCATCTGAAGACCTCACATGTTCTAGGACGCGGGACATTCTATCACTCATAAGATCAATAGCCTCTCGCATCTGGTGAAGCTCCCACCAAACGATTGTTGCTAAAGCAAGCGTTCCCCCACCGCTAACTAAAGTTTCAATCATTCCGCTCTCCATTACTTCTGGCCCTCTCTCATATCATTGTACATTTGAATGGCAAAATCCACCAAGAATCCAATGACTTGCGCCTCTGCCTTCTCGCCAACAATAGGAATGTTGATTCTATTATTGATCTGATCAATGACCCACTCCCTCTTCTCAGGACCAGACTTGGGAATAGGAAACATCATTTCTGCTGCAAGAACCATGGTGTCAACCAATCTGGCTAGGGTTGCCCCATCCAAATCAAACTTACGAATCCTTTTACCAACCCTACCTTTAGGCATTATTTTAATATCTCCACTAAAAAAACTATAATACAAATAGCAAAAAACGAAAGAACTACTGCAACGCTGAGTATGTCATACCATCGGATCATTGTTGTCATATATGCGAACGTACCCGTTCTTCTTATCCCAAGTAAGAACCTGACCACATTTATGTGAAGATCTATATGGAACACCTAAGCTTAGGTGTATCCAACTAGGTTCTCCTGCAGCCCACCCTTCAAGGATTAGCTGACCAAACTTAAGGTCAGACTTCTTCCAGATCCATTCCCAAGCTTCTTTCAATGGAACACCAACAACATGAAAATCACATGCGGCACCAACTACATGCTGTGAAGATGTTGATCCTCCAACAGCAGAGTTCAGGGCTGGGCATCTATACCCACTATGAACAACTACTGGAGACTTATAGTGATCACGAATAGTTTGAAGCATTTGAGCAGTATCTTTTAATGCTTCTACAACCTCTTCTGGTGGCTTTCTATTCTCAGAAAGGTATCGCCTATGACCAGTGCGAGTAAGCTCAGACAGCGTGAAGTTAGATGCGAGTTTCAACGGTCGGCCCCATAGGCATGAAGAATCAAATCATGGATGGCACTTGCCAAAGAACCAAGCTCGCCAACCTCTGGACCCTCACCATCAACGGTCAAGGTAGCCAGCAGAAACGCTTCAAGCTCGGTGTTGTCGGGATAGGCCCGGTCGCCAAGCGTGGCCAAGTCAAAGCCTTCTGTGCTGATGGAGTAGGGCATTAGGGGTGGTCCCCGCAGAGCAGCAATGAGTAATAAAACTTAGCGACACACGAGATGTCTGACCCTGGGTCCGTGTCGCCAAATGTTCCAGCGCAGATGCCAACGAACATAGGATCACTTGCTGATGCTTTGTTACCGCTCGCGTTGTTGTTCGTGGGTGAACCAGCCGAAATCGCCGGAGATGCCGTGTCAACGGCAGTGGTGCCAATACGTGACACCCACATGTTGGTGGGCGAACCCTGGAAGATCTGAAACACCCCGATTAGATCGGAATAGGCCGCCGCATAGGCTGGTGAAGCGGTGATCGAGCCGTACTGGGTGCGGCTGTTGTAGAAAATCTTTCCAGAATCATTCTTGATGCCCTGTATGACCTGCCCCCCACTGCCGTCGGGGCTTCCAGCATCGGGATTTATTTTGTTGTTAACGAGTATTCCCCAGACCGGCATGAGCGCGGCATCGGCGGGTACTGACGACGTGTCCACCCAGACCCGTACTGCGGATACTTGACCCCAGGTGTGGCCGGTGTTGATTACGCAAGAGGCATACCTTCCGGGATGCTTGTACTCGCTACTTGACCAGGTTTGGCCAGACTTCCATGTAATCGTTGTGCTGGCGCCATCATCAGCAAACGTCACATGGTTGGTATCGAGCGGATTAGTAGACTCCTGAACACCGTTATTCCTGGTCGCACCTACTGGATTTATGCGTATCCATGGTGTGCCATAGGCAGTGGTGTTGCCGGGCAGCCCGCCCGCTACTGGCCCTGGGGATCGTGACCGTCGGCTCATTGATTACGGTGCCGTGGTGGTGAATGTTGACCCGTCCCAGTACCAAGCGGTCTTTGTTTTGGTGTCTGGGTTGTAGAGCATAGGATCAAACGTGAACACGTTGTCTTTGATGACCGTATGGATCGACGGGTCGTAGTGTGAGTTGGTCGTCCAATCCACACAGCCTGTAGACAAAACCCTGCCTGTGGAGGTCTCAACGAGAACTTCGCGCAGTTGCATTAGAGTGTCTCCGTCCAGCCCATCACCAGTGCAGTCAGCGCACTCTGGGCGCCGCCGGAACCATATGTAATGTAGTAAAAACCTTTGGTGCCGCCACAAGGCATCTCGCCAAGAAATCGCTCATCCTCGGTGTCTTTCAGCGAGGCCCAAACAACGGGCGAGTCAGTAGATCCAGGCCGGACGTTGCAGACGTTTGTTGATCCTGCAGTAATGTGAAACCTGTAGATGGCCGTGTCTGCCGTCGCCGGCAGTCTCGTTGAGCAGTCAACGTCGGCACCGGAGTTGTCGCTGGCATCGCACAAAACCTCAGTGTAGTCATTGGGCACTTCCAGGTAAAAACAGCGGCGCAGGCTTGAGTTGCCGGATTGGACAAAGTTTTGAAAGTTGTTGTCACTGTGGTTGTATACCCATCCAACGCGCCTAAAGTGTGTATAGCCAGTAGGCAGGGTAGGGCTGGCAGCACTGGTACTAAAGAGACCCGCAGTCGCCTTACCATTCCCACCAATGACATGAACTGCGTACCAGGTATTGCCGGACTCGGTTCCAGTGTCGAGCTTGTTGATGCCCGTTACCGGGTCTCCGTCGATGATCACCGTGATGGTTCCGCTATTAACAATATCAACAGTGTCGGTACTGTCTCGGCACCGACCAGCCCCAATGGTGACATCCTCGGTGTTCACAAAGGTAAGCACCATGCCCGTCACAAAGCCTTCTGGTGAATGGTATTCAGTCGTGCCACTGAACGATCCTGGGCTTCTACTTCGACTCATTAGATGTCCATGCGGTTCGCGTAGCCAAAGACGTTGACCTTGTTGGCAACCGTCGCGAAGCCCTTGACCAGCAACCCATTGTGTAGCGGAAGTCCAGGCACAACCAGCACGGTTTCATTCGGCTGAATGGTTACCTTGATGTTGTCATCAACATCGGTTCCCCCGAACTCAATGGTCAGCGTGGCAGCAGACGTGTCGGTGTTGCAGGCCCAAATCCAAATCTCATCAATGTCGGTCGTACCGGTAACGGCAGTATGGATCAAGTAGCCAGCATCTGTGTTTACAGACGAACTTGTGTCTGTCAGCTTTATGCCTGTTCCTTGAGTGCTGCCCGAAAGAAGCTGCTTTGAGATAGTAGCCATGGTTAAATCCTACGAGAAAACTTGCTGATGGAGAATGTGGTCAAGGTCGTCAGCAGCAGCGCCGCCGCCAGAAGCAGCAGCCCAAACAGCATCTCCGCTACCATTGATGGTTAGAACTTGGTTCTCACTACCCTCTGCCAGAGAGGCCGGCGCGCCACTAGCGTTACCAACAATGATGTGCCCACGGTTCAGGCCATCGAGTACATTTAGCTCTGCCGCTGTAGAGGAAACCGCTGTAGCGTTCAGGACAAGCTTTCCATCGCCAATGACTACTTGGTCATTGAAGGTGGCTTTTCCGGCTTCCGACATGTCGAGAGTAAGAGCAGTGATACCCACGCCACCATCGCTGCCCTTGAATACATAGTCAGCGTCTACAATCTGATGGTCAAAAATCAAGTTTGACCCATCGCCAGACGTGGTTGAAACCATAACGGTCATTGTGTCGTTTCGTTTGAATCGCCACTTGCCCAGATGGGAGTCCAGAATGATGTCGTCGCCTGCGTCTAGGATTAGATCCCCTGTCTCGCCAGTAGCAACAGTTGTATGGCTTGCAGCCGCGACCGATAGGGTTGCAAAGCTATCAGTGTCGTAGCTCCACTTCTGCTGTGTCGTTGTAGCAAAAACCTCAAGCTTACTGTCTGGGTCTGTAACGCCCACTCCAACGCGATTGTTGGTTGCATCAATGCTTAGTGTGCCGCTGTCGACCTCAAGATCACCAGCAGTAACCGTGCCCGTATATGTGGGGCTGGTATCAAATACTGTAGGGATTCCCATCATATCTCCAGTTTACTTTGTCCAGAATACACGAGCCGAAGCTGATGCAGTTCCAGCATCTGTCTTGGCAACAACATAAACCTTTCCAGCAGTAGCATCATCTGGTCTGTTGAATGGAACTCCCATATTGAAGATTACACCACCCTTTGCAGCAGTTGTCTTCCCAGTAGTAATGGCCTGAGTTGCAGCAGGGGTTAGCGGGCGATCACCAGCAGAGTCCCACGTAAGAAACATTGTAATGCTTGCCGCAGAAGAGATGCTGGATAGCTCAAACTCAATGTGGGAAAGCGTTCCCTTTCTTGGAAAAGACTCCGAAGAAGACTCATTGGTTGTGTCTGCCTGTCCAGTGGCTACTGCGTAGCTAGTACTAAGACCGCTTCCAAAGGTAGCGTAAGAGAATCCATGTGGCTGTGGCATGTCGTGTCCTCAATAAGTGCTTGGTGTCAATCTACCGCTGCTCTGGGATGTATGGAATAACAAGCTGTTCCTTTATCTTCTGCGACTTAAGTTGCTCCTCATACATCGTTTTAACTTTTCTATCAAAAATCTGTTTTCGTATATAAGGATGTTGCTGAACGATTCTAATGCCGGTTTCAGCATCAATAAATCTTAACCATCCTGGAACTTCCTCATACTTTCCTTCAGCAGCCTCCTCTGGAGAGGCAATAGTAGACAGCATATAGACGCTTGACATAGCAGAGGCATCTCTAAAAACTCTGGACCAAGGTGAATTAGCGAAAGCCCAGTTCTTAGTTGGGCTCATTGCTATTGTTTCTGTAATACGACCAGACGAAGTTACATCGTGTCTAAGATGAAGCCCAGCCATGCCTTTTATTTGATCTGCAATCCATGGGCTTACACGACCTATACCATCGGCAATCTCAGCAACCAGCTTTCCATCAGATAGATCTCTGAGCGGAACGCCGTAGTGGGCGTGCTTCTCTGTTGCCCGCTCCACCGACATCTTGGCGACAGTATGCATTTGCCCAATGAGGCGAAACTTTGCCTCATCGCCATACACCCCAGCATTGTTCTTATCAAACCAAGTTTTTATACCAGAAAGTTCTCCAAGACCGGTAGTGATCTCAGCGAACGCCTCCATGGGAAGACCAAGACCTTCAATGTACACACCGGGCTTGCCTGGAACTATGTTCCTCCCAGCAATATCAATCTTGGGCAATGGAATTCTTGCATAAGACATCGCATGAGAATCACGCAGAACGAGGTTTCTTTTTAAGTATTCTGGATCTCTTGGGTACATTCCTTCTTCGTATTGAGACGCAGCAGCGGCCTCTGGAAGCTGATACACAAACAGTTGAGCAAACTTAGAATAGAAAGCTGGATTCTTTTGCATCATTTCTAGCTGAAGATGTACATTCTTGTGGCTCCAAGTAAAGAATGTAAATGCGGTTCTTAGCCATGTTTTTTGTACATGTGTCAGATCGTTATAATCAAACAAGAACTTCGCTACATGATCTGCTGCTTCTACATGTGATCTTCCAGCTTTTACATTACCAATGAAGTTGGTAACCCTTGCCTGGTTTTCCACGAACCTGGCTATCCACGAACCAAGACTTTTGGGAACCGCAACCGGCATGCCACCAGTCATAAGCATGGGAACAGCAGTCATAATCACATCTTCAGCAATAGAGAGCGCCTTTACTGCTCTAGATGCAGCCTTCCAGTCCCCATCTATGAAACCCTTAGATACAATCTCTGTAAAAGAGGTTTCAAAAGTATCAAGATCTACATAGTTTCTGTAGGCTGGCGTGACTACGCCAAGCTCTTCAAGAATAGTAATGGCTTCATCTGCTGACCTTGAAACACCATCACCAATGTCTATGCCGTTCTTAAGAAGGTCATCCATTCCGCTGGAATGCCAGCGAAGAGCACGAATAATATCACTCGCCTCTCTCCACACGCTTGGATTCTGCGTAATCTCTACAACGGTAGCCGTGTCTAGAATCTTAGCTAGCCGAGCTTCGCTACCTGGGATGTCATCCAACACGGTAGAGAACGTCTTGGCTGCATTCTCAAGTGAACCGTACTCAGACACAAACGAAGCGGCAGAAGATAGCCTTGCTGCCTTTATCTGAGAATCCGGGTTCATGGCACCAGCAACGCCAAGATCAAGAATATTAGAAAGCTGGTTAGAAAGGTGGTTTCTTGTGTGGAACGCAAGAGACAGGATGGTCAGCCTAACTTTCATAAAGTTGTTGATTGCACCAAGCACCTTTCTGACTGGCCCTATCGCCTTGACCCCTAGACCAAGCACATTCTCCATGTTCACGCGCACTGCTCTAGGAATATAGAGCTTCCAAACCTCTGATCCTTCACCATAAAAGAGAGATAAATCAGAACCGGCAACCTTGAAGTTTACTCCACCAACTTCACCAGTCTGCGAGAGGATGGCATTAAACTCTTTGGCCACATCATCCCATGTGCTTGCAACAGCCCTGGCTTCAGCGGCATCATCAAGATCTGTAAGATCAAGTTTTCTAAACCTCTCATCAAACAGTCTCTTTGGATCAAACAACTCGCCAGCAATTGGAGCTTGAAGGTGCTCACTCCATTGCTTTGCTCGAATGGTCGCAATCCCATTCTCAACCTTTCTGACTCTTTTTAAGATTACGGCGTCTTCAAACCACGTTGCGAAGTAATCGCCTTCCTTCTTCTTGTAATTAAATGCCTCCTTAATCTGGGCAAGCTCGTGCTCCCCAATGCCCGCAGCCTCCCAAGCAGCCTTGTCTTGAGTAAACAGAACGTCTTGTGAGGTGCTAATGTTCTTTCTTTCAAAGAGTGGGACCAGTTGCTGTTCATCCGCAACCTCGGCCACAGTCTTGCCCTGTGCGGCAGACACGCGCTTAATGACGCCACCCCTCATAAGCATGAGAACAAAGTCTTCTGCCGTCAGCGCTCTTGATGCCGCCAGATACCTAGACATAATGACTGGCGGATCAAAGACAAGCTCACCATCTTTTAGGGTATTAACCTCAAGGATTGTTCCCTCTATAAGCCTTCTTTGCTTAAAATCTGTTGCGGTGCTTAACCTTGTGTCCATGGTGTTCATGGGAATAAGGTCAGCCTCCTTGACCCAACCCGCTAGTGTTGCTTCAGCAAAGCTGGCAGAGGCCATAGATTCTCTAGAATTTGGAATATGGGGAACATATTCAATAAGCCCCCACTCCTTCATCATTTCCAGTGGTTCTTTTAGCCACTCTGCGCCACGCTCAAGGTAAGCATCTTCATACTTCTTGATAAGAGCACGTAGCTGAGTAACAGCAAACTGAAGCTCTTCTGGTACTTCACCAAGACGCCTTCCCAAGAAGGATGGAAGACTGTTTGCATACTTACTTTGCCATCTTTGAATCTCTGATGGTGCAGTTGGTGACAACCTTAGTGCCGTGAACGCAACAAACATTGCATCGTCGTCACTAAGTGCGGCAGTCCTTTCTTTGAATGCTGCCCAAAGCTCTTTCTCCCAATCCTCCATGGCTCGATATGGGAGAGTCTTTGTGCCTCCCTTGTCTGTTTTTACCTTCAAAGCCTCTGGGTGACCTGGGTAATAGATCCCGGCAGCGCCGCTCTCTAGGGCTTCTTCAACTGCTTTGCGTTCTGCCTTTAGCGCGTCCTTCTCGCCCTTTGCGTGTGCCCTCACAAACTTCTTCTGAGCCTTTGTGACTACATCAACCGCCTCCTGGCGGGCCTTAGCGGAAGCTGCCAGTTCCTTTCTGGCGGTCTCTACAGCCCAAGTAGCCCTCTGACCCGCTGTCATGCCTAGGCGAGGCCCAAGAGCCTTTAGAGAGTCTAAAATCTGAGCCTTGGTGGCCTTAGGCGGAACAACTATGCCAGCCTTCTCGGCAGCATCTACAAGCTGACCCCTAGTGTTTCTCATATTCCAAGGAACTACTGCTTCAGCAACCTTAGCTTCTGGTGCCCCCGGTAGAAGTGGCTTCAAGGCTGCCGGCTCTGGAACAGTGGGGCTGGTAACCTCTACAACTTTTCTTTTTGGAATATTAAATGCAGCATAACCATCAAGTTTGCTGCCTTTGCCAGAAGTTATTGTAGTCTTTTGACTAACTTCAAGTGGAT